TGTACACAAGCATCAATTAGTTCCTTTCAAACACTTTTGAATTGGGTCGAGCTTGAACATTTCAAACATGAAAATTAATCTTTGGTATTCAGAAACTCAAAAACTGTGGCGTTGGACTTTGACAGATGATCAAAGACCAATTGTAAAACAAGAATCTGGACAACAACCAGATCTTAGAGCAGCAATGAATGACGTTGCAAACACAGTAGAATATATTATCAGCAGTGGGGTGTAGCTCAGCGGTAGTAGCGGGATGCTGTTAACATCTAGGTCGCAGGTTCGATCCCTGCCGCCCCAGTTGCTATTGTAGCTCAGCTGGATAGAGCAACGGTTTTGTAAACCGTAGGTCGTCGGTTCAAGTCCGACCAGTAGCTTAGAAAAAATATGAAAATTATAAAAACCTCAATTAGAAAAGAATTACTTTCATTATGTGATGGTGAAATAGATGCATTAATATCTGAACGTGCTTGGTCTTCTAATCAGACTACATGGGATGAGGGATTGTTTGCTGATATTCCTGGTGTATGTTTATCTGCAGATGTATCTTTTTTATTAGAAAGGGAATTAAAGAAAGAGTTATTGCCTTATCTTCCTAAAGCAGATAAGATTATTATCAATTATAATCTATGGTTGAAAAATTCTGGTATTCGTTGGCACACTGATGCCAATTATGAATTTGGTGCTACACTATATCTCAACGATTGGGATAAGAAATGGGGAGGACTGTTTTTATGGGAAGATAAGGATGATCAAATCCATGCATTGTGTCCACAACCAGGTTTACTTGTAATAAATACTGCAGCAGAAAGTCATTCTGTAACACAAGTTTCATCTACAGCACCTTATCCAAGAAGGTCTTTACAAATCTGGGGAATTTAATTGTGGATAATATTTGTAAATCTCCATTTTTAGGTTTTGTTATTGGTGCTCAAGGGGATATTTCATATTGTTGTATGGGTGTTCGTGATTTATATAAAATTTGTAATATAGAAGAGGTAGATGATCTTCAAGATTTTTTTGCAAATTCTGAAGATCTTAAAAAAGTACGTACTCAATTTGAAAATGGAGAATACTCTACAATTTCACCATGTTTTGAATGTTATGATAAAGAAATCCGTAGCATTTCAACGTTTAGAACTAAAATTAATGAAAAATTTTTAGAACATATTAAAACAACTCATATACGATATTTAGAATTCACGACTAGTAATTTATGTAATGCTACTTGCTCTACGTGTAATAGTTTTTTTAGTTCTTCTTGGAATAAACATGAAGAAATTATGGGAAGAACGAGTTTTCCAATTACTAAATTATCTGATAGTGCAATTGAAAAAATTAAAAAAGTTCTTCCAGGATTGGAGTGGATGGTAATTAAAGGTGGGGAACCTTTTGCCGATGAAAATAATTTTAATATTTTAGATTCTTTGTTTAGAGTTAATAAAAAATGTAAAGTTTCATTCGTTACAAATATGTCTATATTAAAAGACAGACATATACCTATTTTAAAAAGTGGATCAAATAATATTGATTTAAATGTTAGTATAGATGGAACAAATAAAATTTATAAATGGATTAGAAGCACTGATTTTAATATTGTTGTTTCTAATATGAAAAAAATATATGAATATACTGGAATAAAATCTAGAATTACTGTTACTTTGTCTTTATATAACTATTTTAATATTATTGACATTTTTGATTTTTTTTCAAATAAAGAATATATAAAACATATTGAACTTTCAAATATTTTACATAAACCTACTGTTTGTTCTATATCAGCATTACCACAAAATTTATTTGAGAAACAAAAGAAAAAAATTCTTTCTCAATCTATTTGTTATGATAAAATAGGTGTTAAAAGTATGGAATATCTCAGGGGATTTAAATTTAATAAAGAAGATAAGTTTGGTGTATTTAATCATATAGATAAAATAAATCAAATGAGAGGATTTGATATATGTGACTGTGTTCCTGAACTAAAAGCATGGAGGGGTTGACAAAAAAATAAAATCCTGATATAGTATATGGGTGTGAAGGAAGTGCAATGGGCATGAGAAATCTGTAAGTCCCATTTTTTGTCGGTGTGGCGGAATTGGTAGACGCGCTGGGTTTAGGTTCCAGTGAGGTAACTCGTGGAGGTTCAAGTCCTCTCACCGACATTGGTACTCGCTAAGCAGATAGCTTAGAAGGAGACCAAGTTAGATTGTTTGCGCTGGAAAGATAAACCAGAATGCCGCAATCTTTCGCGGAATTAGTTCAGTGGTAGAACGTCAGCCTTCCAAGCTGAATGTCATCGGTTCAAGTCCGATATTCCGCTCCAGGGTGATTAGCTCAGCGGTAGAGCATCTCGTTTACACCGAGGCGGTCGGCAGTTCGATCCTGTCATCACCCATGCTATAATAAACATATGAAAAATAAATTTCCTCTTCCACATATAGTGGATTGTAATACAAAAACTGTTTGGATACTTTGCGATAGTGCTATTACCGCAATGGGTATTGGTGTTATTACAAAAAAATTCTATCCAGGTTATAATCCAAAAATTGTAAGCAAAGAATTTTTTGACAGCCTAAATAACCAAAAGCAACTTTGAAATGAAACCATCCAAACTGAAAAAAATTATTCAAAAACCTTTGAGGTTTCATCACCAAGATATTCATGAAGAGTTAGACGATATACGAAATGAACTCAAACACATTAACGATACGCTGCAAGTCATGCGGCAAGGAGTTGAAGAGCTCCTCAAAGAGAATAGTTTGCGGATGCCCAAATCAGGCAACGATCTATGGTGACAAGATTTCAGCAGTAGATCTTTCACAAATCGTTGTTACAGAAGGCTTGACAAAGCAAAAGCAAACTGGTATACTAACACAAGATGATCTCGCTTTTCAGGAAGCGAGGCGTCAACGAAAAATTAAAAAACTTGAATTTGAAATCCGTTGATGTGGAGACTTTGGTGCAAAGCATTAGGTGAAAAAGCTTCTGATAAAAATCATGAAGCAGATCATATTGCAATCATCCGCACTATCATCTTCACTACATATTTTATGACAAATGCATTTATTGTTGCAGGTGTTATAAGACATTGGGATGATAATACAGGGAAGCGTGGCCGAGTGGTTTATGGCAGCAGTCTTGAAAACTGCCGTGTTAATAGCACCGTTGGTTCAAATCCAACCGCTTCCGCCTTGGGGAATTAGCTCAGTTGGTAGTAGCACTTGCTTTGCAAGCAAGATGTCATCGGTTCGAGTCCGATATTCTCCATGGATAAGAGGTCCAAACTCTAATCCTTTCAGGGGTTCGGCTATACCTCTTTAACAAAATGGCCGCCACGGGGTGTAGCTCAGTTTGGTAGAGCACTCGCTTTGGGAGCGAGATGTCGCAGGTTCGAATCCTGTCACCCCGATTGCCTTGACATACCAAGGCATTTATCCTATACTAGAACAGTAAACATTCAACAACAAATGTCTCGCAGTCCATTCTTTTCTAAGTTCAAGACGGACATCAAAAAACTTACTGCTGCCGTCGAAGGAACTGTTTATCTTGATGAAGAGTATCCTAAACTTTACGAAAAGCTTTATAAATACTACAAGTCTCGCAACGTATATTTTTATGATGATGCGGAAAAGGATTACAATGTAATTCTTGACAATGTAGAATATGATCTAATGGACGCGGGCGTTCTAGTCTAAGTCATGGAGAGACTATAAAAACCCTGGTCGGGAGCAACCCAAATGCCTACATCTAGTATACTAAGATACCTAGGCAATATTCTCCTCATAGTTGGTTATCAAATCATGTTATGGGGAGACTTTCGTTATGGATTACTTATCAAGTGTGTTGGTGGTATTCTAACAATACCTTTTGCAATTAAACTTAAACTTTACGACGTTTTAGTACTATGTGGATTTTTTTCCATAAACGAAATTGCGAAACTGGTAGATTTGTTTTCTTGATTTTCTAAAAATCAAGTGGTGGAGTCAATTATGACCCCTGTTGGTTTCCAATTTCCATAAAGAATTGGTGGTGCGGATGGGGAATTTTTCTCCGCCTGGTTTCCAATTTCCAGTCAAAGAATTGGTGGCGAGCCTGAAAAATTATTTCTAAGAAAATGAGTTGTACATGTGTACGAAGGGAGCGACCATGGGGTTGGTATGAAAATATCGATGATGGTCCTCACCATAAGGTGAAACGGATTTATGTAAATCCAAACGCACGCTTTTCCCTTCAGTACCACAATGATCGAATGGAACATTGGGTCATTGTAGAAGGATCTGGTTTAGTTCAACTAAACGAGTATACTGAGTGGGTGTATGCTGGCAAACATTTTCAAATTCCAATCAACTCCCGTCACCGCATGACTGCTGGTGATGACGGAGTTCTTTTTATAGAAGTCCAATATGGAGATAAATGTCATGAAGATGACATTGTGCGATTGGAAGATGATTATGGTAGAATAGGTAGTGAGTATTACACAGATTAATGTTTTTAGTTACTGGCGGTGCAGGTTTTATCGGCAGTAACTTTCTTCATTATATGAGGAAGGTTACTAACGAGAAAGTCATCGTTCTGGACAATCTGACTTACGCTGCGGATCTTCGGTTTATACCCGATGATCCGCAATTTGAGTTTGTCTGGTGCGATATTACAAATGAAAATCATGTAGATTATATTTTCAAGAAATATAAACCACGTAAAGTCTTTCACTTTGCTGCGGAAAGTCATGTAGATAACTCTATCAAAAACTACAGACCTTTTCTAGAAGCTAATGTTGTTGGAACTATCAATCTTTTGAATGCTAGTCTAGCGATTGATATCCAGAAGTTTCATCATATCTCTACAGATGAAGTTTATGGATCATTAGAATACGAAGATACAGAATTATTCACAGAAGAAACTCCTTATGATCCCAGGAATCCATACAGTGCCAGTAAAGCAGCTTCCGATCACTATGTCAGAACCTGGCACAACACTTACGGATTACCTTATCTCATTACTAACTGTAGCAATAATTATGGTAAGCATCAACATATTGAGAAACTTATCCCAAAGGTAATTTTCAACGCTGTAAAGGATGAAGTGACTTATATGTATGGTGGTGGACAACAGATTAGGGACTGGTTATATGTTTACGATCATTGCCGTGCTATCTGGATGCTTGAAGAGCAGCGTGTAATGAATGATCGCTTCAATATTGGTGGTGATTGTGAACTAAGAAATATTGATGTCACTAAAAAGATTTTGAAAATTTTAGGTAAACCTGAAAGTTTGATTGGAGTATCTCAAGATCGTCCTGGACAAGATAAACGTTACGGTATGAGTTTTGAAAAACTGACGCAACGAACTGGATGGATCCCACACTTTGATTTTGATCAAGCACTTGAAATGACTGTTGATTGGTATTTGAAGCAATGATTTCTCTATACGGCGGCACTGGGTTTGTAGGTGGAAACTTTAGGAAGATGTATGACGGTTGCATAGAAATGCAACGTGATGAACGCAAACCCAAGACGAAAGACATCTTATATTTTATTTCTACAGTTGACAATTATAATGTTCATGATAGAATTACTCTTGACGTAGAGACTAATCTAAAAGTTCTATGTGAAGTATTAGATCATTGTAGGTCTGAAGACATTACATTCAATTTTATTAGTTCCTGGTTTGTGTATGGTAAGACACCATACATGCCAGCAAGAGAAGATGCACGTTGTGATCCAACGGGATTTTATTCTATTACCAAACGCTGTGCAGAACAACTAATCATGTCGTTCGCAGAGACATATGGAATGAAGTATCGCATTCTTCGCCTGTGTAATGTTCTTGGTTCTGGTGATCAAAAAGCATCTAGGAAAAAGAATGCTATCACTTGGTTGATTGATGAACTCAAACTTCATCATGACATCAAACTTTATAATCATGGATCACATTGTCGTGATATAATGCACGTTCAAGATGTTTGTCGTGCAATCAAACTAGTCACTGAGAAAGGTAATCTAAACGAAATCTATAATATTGGATCTGGTAAACCGACATCAGTTGGTGAAATTATTCATCTTGCTAATCACTATATAAAGTCGAAAGGTAAGATTGAAAACATGGAACCACCAGAGTTCCATAAGAATGTTCAGACAGAAAACTTCTGGATGGACACAAGAAAACTACAATCACTTGGGTTTGAACCAAAACTTTCTTTAGAATTCATCGTCAAAGATTTATGTCTGTAAACGGCAAAGTAACAAATTTTATTTCGCAACTGCAACGTGAAGGCGAAAACCTTTTTCCATATCTTGCTAATAAAGATTGGAAGAAAGGAGATCAGATCTTCTATTCTGGTCCCTATTGGGATGAGAAAGAAGTTGCTGCAGCAATTACAACTCTTCTAGAAGGTAAGTGGTTGCCTGCTGGTGAGGAAGTCAATAAGTTTGAACGAGCATTCTCTAAGATGTTTGAGTTCAAGCATTCTGTAATGGTCAACTCGGGTTCTTCTGCGAACCTAGTGATGATTGCTGCTCTGAAGAAATATTTTGATTGGCAAGATGGTGATGAGATCATCGTCTGTGCTTGTGGTTTCCCAACTACAATCAATCCTATCATTCAGAATGGTTTGAAGCCAGTCTTTGTTGATATTGATTACAGTGATCTCAACTGGAACTTAGATCAGATCCGTGAAAAGATTACTACCAGAACAAAGGCAGTATTCTCTTCACCCGTCTTGGGAAATCCCTACGACTTCGATAAGTTTCTCGATATTATTCACAGGTATAACCTTGAGTACATCGCTGACAACTGTGATAGTCTTGGCAGTCGCTGGCGTGGTGAGCTTCTTACCAAACATGCCGTCGCAGCGTCGTGTTCGTTTTATCCAGCGCATCACATCAGTACTATCGAAGGAGGAATGGTTTCCTCTAACATTGAAGAGATTGTCCAGATCGCTAGATCTTTTGCCTGGTGGGGTCGTGGATGCTAC